TCGATTGGTGACGTTCAGAATGCGTTGACTAATCAGGGATATACAGCAGCAAGAGCAGCTTTGTTAGATAATCTCACAAACCTTGATCAAGCAATTAGTAGCTTGAACGATTTGTCAATCGCTGACGTGCAAACTGCACTTACAAATCAGGGCTATACTGTTGCACGTTCTTTACTTCTTGATAACCTAACAAATCTTGATGCTACTATTACAAGTGTGATTACAGCTATTACTGCACTTAATGACTTGTCAATCGCTGATGTTCAAACAGCTATGACTACACAGGGCTATACTGCTGCACGTGCACTTTTGTTAGATAACTTGGATGCTTCTATTTCCGGCATTCCTGCTGCTGTTGATGCTGTACTTTCAGCAGCACATGGTATAGGATCTTGGTTGACTTATAGTGGTACTCCTACCTTTAACTTAGAAACTCCCTTAGATATTGAGGTTAGTGTGAGTGATATTATGGTTGACGTGAATGTTGAAGATTTAAGTGTGGAAGTTGAAGTTACTGATACAGTATCGATACCACCATTAGAAGTTGATATTGATACTGGTGAGTTTGGCGTTGATGTAGAGATTGATCAATTATCCGTTGATGTGGAGGTAGAGTAATGGCGGAAATCACCATAAAGCAAGGTGAAGCTAAAACACTGACATTCACTGTCAAAGAAAAAGGTGAAGTCATAGATTTGAGTAGTGCAACCGATCTAAAGTTTTACGTTGCTAATCGCGATAGAACAGGTTACATTATTCAAAAGAATGTAGGTGATTTTGATAGATCACAAGATGCAGCAGGTATCTTACGTGTTGACATTTCTGATACAGAATCCGATCAAACACCTATGACATATAAAAGTGAGTTAATGATAACATTTTCAGCAAGTGATATTGATAAATCTGCTGATATTGATTTCACTGTGGAGGAAGCTGTAATATAGGGAGGTAGCTATGCCATATCCTAATGAGCACGCTGCACGTGTTAAATCTCCTGGTACTTGTACTGATACTGTTAGAAGACAAACGTTAGGGAAAGGTGTTGCAAGAATTGCTTGTATATCTAAAGCAACAGGAGAATGGACCACACAAGCGTATCGTTTTAAAAAAGATCAGTGGACAGCATCAGAAGCACGAGCATGGTTAAGAGAGAAGAAAATTAAATACACACTTTTTGAACCAGCAACAGGCACTTAGGGCAAAGATGGTTTGTCACTAAGAATGTTGAGTATATGATCCCAATTCACAAGCGTTATTTTTTCGTGATAGCAACAATAGTCATAGATGTTATGTGCTTGTTGGTGCTCATTCATCACTGGTTGCGGCATTACGTAAGCAGGTAAAATGTTGTAGTTTTTAAAAATATATAAGTATTCATTCCAGTTTAAATAGAAGAATAGGAAAACCAATCCGCCCATTTGTCGATATTCTTTGATCCATGCAAATTGTCCTTTTCTAAATGGCATGGTTAATACTTCTTTTCCTGTTGGTCTAATCTTTAGCTCTATCCATCCACTAGTTGTCATGGTACGAAAAAATATATCAGGTACACGTTGTTGCTCAATTCGTTGTAACATCAAACGTTCAGGTGCAGGTTGCAAACCACGTTTGATTTTCATGTATAAGGTTGATTCAGTCATTTCTGTAACTCTAATATTAGATCTAACAATCTGGTTTCTCTTGTTGTTGCATAGCTTAACATAGATCCATCTTGTGAAATCCTAATCCATTCTTGATTACTGGTTAGTGTATATAGATCACCATTAGCGTCTATTCTTATGTTTCTTTCCATGTTTATTTGGTCCTTTCGCTCTCTTTCGTTTCTTTGCGGCATTGCGCATTAATCGGTTATAGTGTCTTCTACCTTTAGTGCTCATTTTTCCACCTTCTATAACTTGTGCAACCACACAAGAATCTTGGCTTTAAATGTCTTAGACAAATACCACACTGTGTATGTCCTGCTTCACCTACTTTTTTACAAAACATTCTGTCTAAATCATCGTATTCAGGCAATCGCTTTGTTAGAAGTTTGAAGATAGTTAGCTTTAACTTTTTAATCACGCTGTTAGCTCCTGTAAATTAGTCTCTTCAACATCCGCCCATGATGTACCGATTTCAACATCAGCAACGATAGGAACGTCAAGCTTGATACAGGTTTCCATGATGTTCTTTAATTCGCGTAGTGCTTCAATACCTTCTTTGGTTTTAGGCGTGGACACATCTAACTCGTCATGTACTGTTAGGTGTGGTTTTAGCACGCTGAATATTCCTGCTTTGTAAGCTTCAACCATAGACTTTTTCATTAAGTCTGCTGCACTTCCTTGAATTAATCTGTTAAACATTTGATATTCTTTATGGTACCGTACCATTTCTGGTGTTAGGCGTGCACGTCTATTTAGTATAGTTGTGATAAAGCCTTTCTTTGAAGCAATATCAGTTACCATATCACGAGTAACTTTGATAAAAGGTACTTCTTCATTATATTGCTCGATTAAATCGTAACACTCGTCAAGATCCCATCCAAATTGACGGTGCATCTTTTTAGCTCCCATCATGTATGCCATTCCGAAATTGAGTGTCTTAGCTGTTTTACGATCTAATCCTGTCCAATCCATAATTAATTGGTGGTAGTCTGTATTAGGATCATCGTTGTATCGTTTACGAATATAGCTTGATCTAGGACCACGTGCGTAGTGTGCCATAAAACGATATTCGATTTGTGACCAGTCAAGTTTAGACCACCAGCAATTTTCTTCAGGTATCATATTCTTTCGGCAAATGCTGCTGTAAACTTCATCACGTGAAGGTACTTGCTGTAAGTTAGGGTGTGCTGATGAAAACCTACCAGACTTAGTACCGTAGTCTTCTGTTTTAGTAGGGTAGAAATTGCAGTGTATTCTATCGTCAACACTGTGCTGTAGCAAGGCACCAACTAAGAACGTGCCAAGGATCTTGTCAATTTTACGTAGTTCAAGGATTTGATCGGCAATAGGATGTGCGATTACAAAAGTTAATACACGTTGATCGATATTAGGATTTCCTTTGTCAGTTTTTGGGTAAGCTATTTCTAACTTATCAAGTATTTCAGCGATTTGTTTTGATGAATTGTAGTTAAACTCCCCATACTTACTATATAGTTCTTTCTTTTTCTCAGTTATTAGATTATCAATTTCAGTTATGTTAGATGTTAATACTGTTTTGTCAATTCTAACACCTTGTCTTCTCATCTGTAAGAGTAGTGGTGTTAATTGCATTTCCATTTGATAAAGATTGAATAAACCTTGATGCTTCAATTCTTCCCACTGTTGGCGAAAGATTTCTATTGGTAACTGAACATCACCGATTGCGTAATCTCTTACATATTTATATGGCATAATATAAAGCCATTTGATAGGCTTTCCTTTTAGCTGGTTCTGTTCACAGAATGCATCAATCTGTGATGGTTTCTTGTGTTTGTTCAATCGTCTTGCTGCAATAGTGTCAAGATCGTAGTTTAATAGATTCTCATTCAATAATGTTTCAGCTACTTGTATGTCATTTAATTCCCCTTGTACAGGTACGCCTAACCAGTTTTCTAACCAGTCAAGATCATACTGTGCAAAATGTGCAAGCTTTCGTACAGGTAAACTAAACACTCGTCTTGCATAAGATAGATTCTTCCTCTTTTCTTCTCCTGTAACGTCCTTATGAGCAAGATTGTAATACTCTGCAAAACCATTACCATTAGCAATAGAATAACCAAGTATGTTACCATCTTTCCTGTAAACTCCTGGTCCTAATGACTCTAGTTCAGGATCATAACATTCAATATCAAACGCTATTATTTTTGCGTCTTCTAGATTCGGATAGCGCGTGTCTCTTTGCTCTAATTTGGTTTCTGTTGTTTTCATAGTAACAATCCTTTGTGCAGAATATTTTTTGTGATCTTGTTGTTGAAAACAAATCACCACAGTTTTTACATCTCTTAACCATTACAACTATATCTTTACGTTTACGGATATGAGTTTCATAATACTCTGCTCCACACATCCAAGAGCAATACTTTTGATTGGATCTTCTTGTTTCAAACTCTTCACCACAGTTTAAACATTCAAGTTTACGTAACAGTGTTATAGGCTTCCATGATTTAGCACACTTATCACTACAGTATTTGACGTTACCATGATAGGCTTTAAACATTTCTTTGCAATTAGGGCACACTTTTACCGTTTCCGCCATGATTTCCCCTTTCCATGGGCAAAAATATTCTGAAAGATCCCTGAGAACCTACAACAAGGCACTTTTTATCAAAGATCGATAAATAAGTCAAATATCTCCAGAAAATGCAGCAGGAGTGAAGTTTATTTTTTGATACAAGTATATTCATAATTTTTACCATTTTAATCTCACACTAATCCATTTCTTTTTAGCGATATTAGATTTAATGTATTGACGTAAAGTTGGTCCAAATTGCTTTAACTCACTTTTAGTAAACTCTACTGTACTAAACACTTTTCGATATTTTTTCTTTAACTTTCTTTTTAAGTATGTTTTACGTTGTTTTAGTGTTTCTTGATAACTTGTTCCTAATAGTGTATTGCATTCATTACAACAAGACACTATAGTAATGCGATTTCTTAGTAAACCTTTTTCTTTTATATCGATTAGTGTGTATAAAATACTTAACGGCACAACATGGTCTACACCTGTTGCTGGCATACCACAATAATAACAATCTGATGTAACTATCTTTTTTGTGGATAGATCATTTACTAAAGCTGCTATTTGTCTTTTATTCATATGAAGTAAAAACGTTCATAAGCGTATCTTGTGTAATTCTCTACTAAGAATAAGCGTTTTTTAGAACGTGTACAACCTACATACAATACACGGTATTCAGAATCAGGATTGTTACGTATATTTACATGTACTTGACGTGTTACATCAGTTAAGACAACTACGTTATCAGCTTCAGCACCTTTAACAGAATGTATAGTGTTGATCCTGATATTACATTTATTGATATCAGATTTGTTTTTGATTAAATCACGATAGTAGGTTATCTCGTCTTCTTCCCAATTCAGATTATCATACCATGGTGTGTTAAAACTAAATCCTTCCTTTAAATGTGGTATTATCGATGGTGGTACATTTCTTAGTTTTCGTGCCTGTTCAAATTGATTGATAATTTTAATGTGGTTTTTCTTGACTGATGGTGTGCCGTTTTTGTTGTACACTAAGCCTAAAGATCGGATAAACTCTTCAACTTCTTTTAGAAACCAGTGATTGCGAGACAAGAACATCCAAGTTTCATTTGATGTTCTTAGCGTACCTCTTAGCTCTTCTATGTGTGCTAATCGAGTAAATAATCCTTCTTTACCGTCAATACCGTGATAATCTTTACTAACTCGATTCTCAATTAACGCTGTTATCTTTTTTGCCTGTTCAATTATTATTTCTGGTAGTCGGTAACTTGTTCTAAGTATTTCCATTTTAGCAGGAAGATTTAGAAATGCATTTACATCAGCACCAGACCATTCATAAATGGCTTGATCATCATCACCAGCAAAGATTACTTCTTCACAATCTCTAAAAGCAATCCATACCATTTCCCACTGTAGTGTTGTTAGATCTTGTGCTTCATCTATGATTGCTATTCTAACAGGGATTGATTGATTGTTCTTGTTGAATACTTCTATTAGATCAGTGAAGTCAAGCAAATGAAAATCTTTTCGAAAAGTTTTGTACTGCTTTGAAACAAACTCTAATAAGCGTATGTCTAAATCATATAAATATTGTTGTGCGATTCTAGGATTGTTTCGATGTAGCTGATTATAGAACAAGTATCGATCATCGTTATTACGCAATTCTTCTGTATAGTATCCTGTAAACTTCATTCCCATTTGATCACTAAACATTTTGTAATGCTTCTTATTCATCATCATATTAGGGTTAGCATTCATTTCACGAAACGCTAGTGAGTGTAATGTGCGAAAGAAAGGGAAATCTTCATCAGCACAGTTAAACTTTGCCATAGCACGGTACTTACCTTGATAAGCACCTTCACGTGTAAATGATACATAGGCAATTTCACGTGGTGAGTATGTTTTTAGCTTTTCTTCTAGTATTTCTAACAAGCGTGTAGTTTTTCCTGTTCCTGGTGGACCAAAAATTGCTTTAACAATCATACATCTAATTTCCTATATTCTGATGCATCAATATCAGGTGTTTCAGATTTTTCTGGTTCTTTCGTAAATGCTGTTACTGCATCGAAAGGCATTTGACATATTCTAACATACCTGTCTAATTCTTTAATGTATTCTCTTTTGAAGATTCCTCCCATTTGTGTTAATGCTGTTCTGATTTGCTGTAAACCAAATGCCACAAATCGCTTTTCGTTTCTTAAAAAGGCTTCTAATGCTGTTGGTTTAAACAAGTACATCTTATTGTCGTAATCGATGTATATACGATTCAACACAAGCTGTTCTTTATTAGCAGCATGTGTTTTAGATTCAAGATATTCAGACAAATATTCTAGAAACATAGCTGTAGGTGTCATGCTTTCTGTTACATCTATCTTGATTATATTCATGTTTAATACTGCACGTTCAACAATATCTTCCCATGCTTTTTTGCTAATGATACGCCAAAAGATTTTTAAGTGCTTCATGCATAAATCAGCAAATAGTTGTTGGTCTCTTACTTCTTTTTCTGTTTCGAGTTTTAATTCTGACGATAGCTTATCTTCATCAGCTACGCTTATTTTCCAGTGATAGAAAGTATCACCTACACTGTCAACGTATTGTGTTAATTGCTCAAAACTCACTGTTGATATCTCACCACCACCAACACCAAACTTTCTTGATTTACAGATTGTCTTGTTACAGATTGATACAATTGGTTCTTCTTTGCACATATAAGCATAGTCACGCTTTTTATGTGAAGTTATGACAGTACTCTCTAATTCACTTGGTAACAAAGGATCTTTCAGGTTTTGATTTGCATCACGTAATTTGTCTGCAAAAGTATCAGCTTCTTTTGTTTTGTAATAGCGTGCCAGTGATGAAAGGTAATTGTTTCGATATTCTGTTACTCCTGCTAAGTAGATCCCTTGTAAACAAGGCGGACCATCACTTAATGGTAAGCTGTCAAACACCACTTTTAGATTCTCGCTTGTCTGTACATTATTGGTAGCATACTTTAAACCTTGTGTGAATGACATAGGTTTAAAGTCTTTCTTGTATATGAATTGATGTGTATTGTTAGTGTCGTAATATGGTAAGTTAATCCAATTCCCTGTACCACTTGTCAATCTTTCTTGCTTAGGGAAGATTTCCGTTTTATCTGGAAGCATGAGAATCATGCTAAATTGTCTTAACCAGTATCTAACAGCTTTAGCACTTGTCCAATCTTGAAAGAATAAGAATAAATGTAATCCACCACTTTTAGAACTAAAGGGAACTATTGGTAATGAATACTCGTGTATTGTGCGTACTATGCGTGATAGAAGTTTATCGTTTTCATAGATATCAACATCAATTGCACCAAACTTACAATTACTTTCTTTATTGATTGGTATTACACCTAATCCTATTTCACCATCCAAATGTTGAGCATACAGTTTTGTTGTTGGACTACCTTTTTTAGTAGCGCTCTTTCCTTTCTCTTTAGTACCATTATCAGAGAATGCATACTCATGAACACCATAAGCATCTGCATTTCCGCTGAATAAGAACACAAAGTTTTCTAGCTCGATTCTGCTAATACTCACAGCTTATTCCTATACAGAAAATCATGCCTTACTGTTTGTGACAGTAAGGCACTGATCAAGTGGGCAGCCTGCTTCTAAAATGGTGCTTCTTGTTTTAGCTCTTCTTTATCTGCTTGTGCTATTTGCTTCCTTTCCTCCCTGGTATCTTCAAGCTGTTCAAAGTTGAGTACTCTTGAAGACAACGAGTTTCTAATAGGTTGTACGTAGTCAAGAAACTCTGTTTCAGTAATGAAACGTACACGTTTGATTGACGTTTGCTTTTCGCCAATTTGCCACCATGTACCTTGATCGTTTTTATTCTGAACGGTTGTCAATTCCCACACACTTGAATAAAAAGGTGCACGTTTCTTGTTAGGTAATTGAACAAGCATGATTTGCGTATTCCAGTTTTTAGCGTGTTTGATTCCTGTACTTGTTAAGCTGAAAGCAACAGGACCATCGTCTAAAAACTCAGGAACTAAACAGAAAAACACATAATGCTCTTGAATGATGTTACCATTATCAAGCTTCCATTCTGAAAACTTGCTTTTGTCAACAGGTATGCTGTTAGGCGTATGTCTACCAGCTAAACCACCACGTTCAGGTAACCATTCAAGCCAAATCTTTTCATACTTGATTGGGATAACTTCAACTGATCTTCCGTACAAACGCTGTGTAACAGTGTTGAAAAACATTCCTGGTTTCGCTGTCGGTATGTATTCTGGTGCTGTTTCATCCATACACTGAGGTGATAGCGGTTGAAGGATACGTAAGAAAGGTATTGCAACATCATCAATTGAAATACCTTCAAAACCATCTTCAGCATATTCGTTTAGAAATGCTGATTGCTCTTTGCTGCTAGCTTTTGCCATAGTAATTGACTCCTATCTCTTAATTACTGTCTCTTTGCGAATAAACGTATTCGCTTCTTTAGGGATATCTCCTATCTCAATTTCTTGTAGGCTTCCTTTCTTTAAGCCTAACTTAGCACGTATGAATGCCTTGAAAGAATTGGTGTTAACTGTATGCTTTTCGTCATGTGGTACATCTTTCTCTTGAAGTAAATCTAAGATCCATTTTTCAGGTTCTTCAATAGATACTTCACGTTTGATGAGATATTGACCATTTTGTTCGATCAACCAGTTAATAACGATTCGCTTATTTTTAGGATCTTTCGGTACCGATGCATACAGCTTTTCGTCAATCCTTACTTTGTCACCTGTTTCTAACTCAATAGACAACAAGCCTTGTGCAAGCAACAGATTAGGTATCGTTTCGGTTGATAGTTCTTCCTCCACTTTACGTTGTCTGTCAAGTTGTGCTTCCATGAAAGCAATTGTTTCACGCACATCTTGAAGCTGCTTGCAAGCAACAGTAATTTCACCAAGTGCATCACTGCTGCTGTCACCCGCTTCTTTATCCAAGAAGCTTAAATCAGAAGTCAATTTTACCTCCAATAAAATCTGCAAGTGATTTAGATCTAAAATAATCAAGTAAGCTCTTCTTAGCTTGTAACACTTGATAGACTTGCTCATCAATCGTGCCTTTGACAATTATGTCTTTATAGAGTACAGCGTGTTGCTGTCCACTTCTATGACTTCTATCTTCCGATTGTTGGCGATCTTCAAGTGAATACGAATTAGAGAAGTAGTATTGAAAATGCGATCTTTGCAGATTTAAACCTATTCCTGCTGTTCTAACGTTAGCAACTAAGATATCAACTTTTCCTTCTTTAAACTCTTTGATTATCCTTTCACGTTCATAGTTGTATGTACCTCCATAATACAAAGATATGACTTTAGCAGGAAAGGCTTTATTTAAGACTTGGTGAATCATCTTCAATTCGGCAACAAAACGTGCCCATACAATAATTATCTCACTTCCTGTTTCTTCTAAATCACGTCTTAATGCTTCTATCTTTGGGTTAGTTTGTGTGATTTGTATGCACCGTGCTTTGCCGTCACTTTCTTTATATGGAAAGAAACCACCAGTAACTTGCTGAAGCCTACCAATTAAAGAAACTTTGTTCATGACAGATAGTTCTTTGTTAGCATATTTTGCAAGAAACTGTTGTTTTAATTCGTTATAGACTCTTTTTTGTTCAACATTCATATCAACGTGAATACGTTCATAAATCTTAGGTGGTAAGTCTAAACAATCGTCTTTCTTCACTATCGAACAAACAGGATCAATCTTTGCGCGTAGTTCTTCAAGATTTTTGAATGGTGCTGTGATCCTTGGATGTTTTAGAATGTAATTGACGTTACTTTCTGTTGTACTCATAATTGCTGCAATAGCTTCAGGCATAAAGCCTTTTTCTCTATAGCGTCTAATGCTTTGTATTTCATCCATACGTAAACCACGTGTAAACATTCTTCCTGTTCCCGGGTGTGTGTCTCTACACTCTAAACCATAGCGTGCACGAAAAGCATAGAAGTTGCAGCTAAAGTAATCGTATTTAAGAAAGTTGAACATAGACCATAGATCGTATGGTGAATTAGTGAACATCATGCCAGTTAAGATCATACGATATTTTGAGTATGGCAATACTTCTTTTACTGCTCTACCATTTTTGACGATCTTGCAAAGATTATACATGATGTTGATGGTTCTATTAGCTGTAGGATTTTTGATCCTGGTAGCTTCATCAACTATGATCATAGTATTGTTGTTAGCGACAAACTCTAAGAATGTTTTCATGTGGTTCTTTGTGCTAAATATCTCTACATTAACACAGAACCACCTAAGTGCACTTGCATATGATTCAACATCAAAACAGAAATGATCTAACAGTGAAAGATATACTTTGCTCTTCTTAGTACGCCAAACGAATACCCTATGATCTATCGGTGAGTGTAAAGGTATTTGCTCATTTGCCCACTGTTCTTGTACATGGTTTGGTGCGATAAGAAGAACAGCGTTAATTTTACCTTCAAGGAATAAGTTTGACGCTATGTCAATAGCTGTTTTTGTTTTCCCTGTACCTTGTTCATGAAACAGTGCTGCATACTCTAATCCATACAGGTTGTAAACTGCATCAGCTTGATGCTGATACGGTTTTGTTTTATATAAGTATTTAGGTTTTTCCATATTTTAATCTCTAATAATAGCAACTACACCTTCCGGCATTTTATGCACGTCAACAGCTATTGGTATTCCCATTAGTGCCTTGATTGGACCACTACCAACACGCTTTTGCATGTGTACGATAAGATTACCGTGTACTTCTTTAATAACTTCAAGCGTTTGAATTAATTCTTCAATCTTCATGATTCTTCCTCTTCAATTTTAATCACCTTGTAGGTTGCTGGTGGTAGAGCATAAAAGCTTACTTCTTCTAAACTCAATTCTTCACCACGTCTATTCAGTGGAATATTAAGCCTAATCTCAGTAACCATTTCAGCATGTGCTGCAAGCCAAAATGGTAAAACACCTAATGCGTGTTTACCCTTCAAATCTGATGGTTTAGCGTGCGTTATGTGTCTGGTGTTGTCATCTGCTAATCCTTTATTTTTGATGTATTCAACTAATGCACGAAACTTAGTTACAATAATTTTTTCTGGTGTTGTCATTTTAGTACCTTTAACTCCAAACTCTTATATGCGCTAATGGATGCTCATAACATGCTTTTAAATACTTTTCAATAAAGTTTACTAATGTTTCATAGCTTCCCCAATTATTAGAAGGATTGAATTGTCTGTAATGCTCTGGACGTTCTTTTAAGTCACGCAAACTTTTTGCTAATTGATACGTTAGTCTCTTTGCTAACTTATATCTTGGTTTCCATAATATTTCATAGCAACCAGCTTCATTTGCCATTTTACCAAGATTGTATGTAATGTTTGCTTCAAACACAGTAGAACCACAGTGCTTACAATTTAAACTAACATCTAAACTCATTTTGCTACCTCTAATACAAACAAAAAGTTTCGTTATAAGCTTTCCATAGATCTTGTTGTTGCTGAAGAAACATCATAACTTGATTGATTTTGTCTTTGATTTCATCTTCTACTTGTTTAGGATCTTTCATAGTCCAGTCTACTATATGTAGATCAGCAATTTGTTTTTGCTCTTCTACAAACTCTGCTACTAAATAGCGAAACTTTGGAATGCGAGTGATGAAACAATAAAGCCTATGTTGAAAAGTTGAAAGGTAATAGCTTTCACCTTTATAGTTTCCTGTTGATTTAATATCCTTAATGATATCAGGAAACCATGCATCTATGCGTCCATATAAACAGTATTCAACATCATCAATTTTGACATAGCGTTTAACCTTCTTTTGAAACTCTGCACCTAAGCATTCACCTGCTAATTGTTTAAAGTAGTCACTTGCTTTAACTCCATCAACGTTGTTAGCAAGTGCAACAACTTGTACTGCATTTTCAAGATCAAAACCACGTTGTTGAATATCGTTTGATGGTGGATAGTCACGCTTCAATTGGTTCTGTAGATCCTGGTAAGCTCTTTCTTTCCATGTTGGCGGACATTTTTTAAACCATTCAATTTTATCAATTAAGCTTGTAGTGATTAATCTACTTTTCATGCTGTTGTTTCCTCTAACTTTTCGTCATAGTGATATGCTTTAGTTGCAGAGTTAGCACCTGTTGGCGTAAAGGGATACTCTGTTAACTCTGTTGCAGGAATAAAGATTCGTCTACCAAAGAAACGCTTGTGCTTCAGCTTTCTGATAGAGTTTCCCCACATAATCATTCTATAGATTGTGTGGTAACACCTACCAACAAGTGTTGCAAAATCGTCAATAGAATAATACTTTGTTCCGTTAAGCTCAATTGGTGTTGGCTTTTCATTCATGCTTTTTCTACCACCTTGGAGTAAATACGTCTTAGCACTTTTGATTGTTTGAAGGTTAAATGCTTGTATAAGGCTTTTAATTGATAACGTAAACTATCTATGAATTGCTGTTCCCATTCGTTTAGCATTCCTCGCTTGTTGTATTCATCAATAAAGTCAAGCTTGTTACACCAATCTTCATAACGTTGTTGTGGTGTCATGTTAGGTACTTGATTCATGAACCGTTACCATTCACTGATTCAGCTTCAATAACTTTAGCTTCACTACGTGCCTTTATTCTTGATGCAACAATACGTGCATCTATGTGTGGTGCTATTGCTCCATCTTCATTTCCCCACTGTCTAACCCATAATTGAGCACCTTGTGCTATGTGTTCAGCTAATTCGATCTTGCCCATTTCATTTAAAGAAGTATCACGATTGCTCTTGTACATACTGCAAGCAATTACACCAAACACAAAAGAAACAACAGTTAACACGCCTAAGTAAATAGCAAACTTAGTTGTAGCTTTTTCAGTCAATAACCAGTATGGGTAAACAGTGAAGATGATACAAAGTGCTAATAATCCCATAACCACAAATGCACGTAGTGGCGGTGATTTAATCATCTTTCTTGTCCTTACTAAATAATTGTATCAGTGTAACAACACCTATAAACATGACAAAGACTATTGCTAAAGCTGATAATACGTTAGCCATTATTTGTACCTTGAAAGTATTGCTGATAAAATAAAGCCTATCGTAAATGAAACAACAGCAATTCCTGTACAAACAAGAATTAGTTTGAAGTTGTTTATATGCTCCACCATAACCGTATTCTCCACCAAAGCAGCTTGAAAAAGCTTACTTTGCCTGTATCTTTGCAGAAACCACAATACAAGATCGTTGCACGTAACGGACTAGTGCAAATTGGACATTTCATGTTTCGTTTTCTTTCTCTTTTATATAGAGCTTTAGACAACCATAATCACAAAAGTTTTTCGTGTCGGTATCAGTCATAGTAATTACGTGTCCTTTAATCTCGTCTAAACAGAAATCACAAAAGTATTTTACACTCATGGGCGTAACTTCAGTGGTGAAAAGTTTGTTGCTTCAATCGTAACTTTACCATATCTCATTTGTGAGATAAAATAGTTGTAGTTGTCATTATCAATTGCGATAGTTCCCATGTTGTGCCTAGATCCTTCAACACCAAAAAAGAATGTGATGTGAATATGTCCACCTTTTTGTGTAGCACGTAGCATTAAAGTCTTGTCCATTAATTCATCTTCCTTAGTATCATTAATTCTTCTTCAAGTTGTGCAATTCGATTACAAGCACACCTGTGCATAGTAAACAGGGTATCAAAACGTTCTTCTATGTTATCAAAGTATGCAGGAAATGAAGCTAAAACTTCATCAATTTTGTCTATGCGTTTTTGTGCGTTTTGTATGAAGTCAAACATTTTAGTATTTAGTCTGCTTTGTGTAGCGAATTGCTCTAATGTTCGATCATCCATAGCGTATTCCTCATGTTTTCCATGTTGCGTAAAGCATTTTTAATTAGAGTCATAGCATAATTATTGTTGCCATTTTGTATGTTAGCTAGTGCTTCATTTAGTTGATCACGTGCATAGTTGTAATACTCTTTAGCGTCTTCTGTTTGCTGGTCGATTTTATGGCGTGGTAGAAATCTAATTTTACCTTTCATGTTAATACCTAACATATCCCTTTCTTTTGGTGTTAGAACATATGCGATACATGAAAATATCAAGTAAATCAATAGAGTAACAACGATGATATAAGCTACTTGTTTTAAGTCTATCCATTTATGTTTCACACAAAACCTTCAAAGAAAGGAAGTGGATCAATAGCACGTCTATAATGCCAAATCTCAAAATGCAAGTGTGCACCTAAAGCTTTACCTGATTCACCAACATAACCTACCCAATCACTCTTAGATCCTGGTATTCTATCGCCAACTTCCCAACTTGTTAACTGATGCAAATGTGCGTAAAGTGAATGGTAGTTGTTATCGTGTCTAATCAGAATATGGTTGCCTAAACCACCTTTATCACTAACCCATTCAACAACACCATGACGCCAAGGAAGTATAGGCGTCCATACTGATGCAACAATATCAATACCGTTGTGAAAATCGGTTGTTTCGCCAAGTGGTGTAATGATTGGTTTACGTGGTCCAAACTTGCTACTGATTACGCTTATCGGCCATTTGTTCATGTGAATAATTCCAATTGTTTGTAAATTGGTTTGTGATTAGCAATCTCTTGCTTGACTTCTTTTACTTGTTCAAAATTAGGGTGTTCTTTTATGAATGACTCCATTTGGTCAAGTGCATCTTCTTGTGATGCACACTGGTATATAAGATCAGGTGTGTTCAATCGTAGTTGTACGTATTGCTTCTGATTACGATCTATGACAAAGTGTATTCTACTATAGTCACCAATCTGAAAGTACAAGCAACGATTGCCTCTACAAAACTGCTTAGCTTTGTGCATGTTTATGCCTCTGTAATTTGTTCTACTGGACAAGCTTTTGCCTCATGTATTTGAGTCTTACAAAGATAACATCGTCTCATTAATTCGCGTTTATTTTCATCTATATCAATAAATATTCTTCTATGTCTAATCTCATATTTAGGTAGTGGACTATTGTGATTGTAACCACGGTTATGCATTTCATTCACTAGCTGTAAGTGTCGCTTACGTAGCGTGTAAACATCAACAAGTTTTTTGTTTAGATAACCGTCAATTGACTTTCCTTTGTTGATACAACCTACAATCATATGCAATTCTACATGCTCACCTAATAAATGCTTACTGCACATTAATTCTGGTTCAATCATCCACATACGCATTTTTGTGTTTCCTACCTCACTCACTTTACTAAAAGCAAGGTGGTTAGGTTGCGGCACTAACCACCTTGCAGAAAGAGAAGCTTAGCACAAGCTTGTTGGTGATGGTGTGACGATACAAGCTGCTTCTCGTTTTTCCTCCAATCATCAAAAGAAGCGACGAATCCCTTTTCCCTGATTATCAACCTTGTGCTAAAAAGCTGTATCCACACCACAACAGTATATCCTAACCTGATATAAACAAAGTTGTCAATAGCGTTTTTGTAAAAAGTTTATAGCTTGTGATACTATCATAGTGATACATATAGGGCAATAAAAAAGCCTGCATTAAGCAGGCTATTCATCAATAGGATGTGGTGCGAATTGATTTAACGCTTTAAGCACACCTTCACGAGTAAGATGTATTTCAAACTCTTCAACAACACACTTGTGTTTTACCTGTTGTGTATGTGCTTTAAAGCGATTGTCAAAAAACTTGACTACGTTAACCATTCTTTTGCAGTATGGTACACTCCAGTCTTTATAAGTAACACGCCAAACTGTCATGATTCTTCCTCCAGTTTCTTAGCGCAATCTTTGCAGATACCGTGAGATATCTTAGCTGTAGCAAGTGGTGGTAAGTAAATCACCAGTTTACACCATGCACAAACAACCTTGACGTATTTATCCATGTTTGATACCTCCAAAAAGAAAGCCTGTTGCTAACCCTACCAGCAACAGGCTTTTAGTGATTAATCAGGTTTGGTTAAACCTGTACGTTCTGTACCTCCATAGGTACGAAACCGGACCATCCATCAGGTGCGTCAACACCTTTACCTTCAAGCGTGTAAATCTCTTTGTCGATATCAAACGATACCCAAAGACGCTTATCAGGTGCTTCAGCTTTCTTGATCAAATCACGCATAACGGTGCGCATTTCTGCACGCCCAACTTTGTGCTTTGACCACAATTCATCTTCCTTCACACTAGCACCGATTTCCAGTGCACCGAAAAGATCGATGAAGACAGCGTTAGCTGCACGCTGTGGTGCTCTTGTCCTTCCCGGTATCAATTCAGCAGCAGCTTTCTTGATATCTTCAGGCAAGGATTCAAGGCCGTTAAGAAAGTTGAGAACAGCAGCAAGTGCTTTCTTTCTCTTCTCTCTCTTGGTTTTCTGTGAATCAACCTTAGTTTCTGTTTCGGTCGCTTTCTTCGCCATGTGTTTGTACCTCCATATGGTAGCGAACGGTTTCACTAAACATTCTGCTGTTTAGTGTAGGGTTACCTTGAAGTATACACCTTACGTGCCCTACACTGTCAATCACTAAAGTACTCTTTTTTCAATATTTTTGATGAAGTGTTTAATGCTATCGAGGGTACGCTTGATATTGTGTCTTTCATCTTTGTTGAAATCAGTGGATCTATGATAGTCTTCAAACTCTTCTATAGAAAGATCCACATCACAGATATCACAATCGATCTTTTTCAAATCACGCATCATCTGTTGATGCAGTCTATACTGATCTTCAATTTTGTTTTGTGTCATGATGTTTCCTCCATCAATCGGTTGATTTCACCTGGAGCAGGATAACCACGATGATCTTCAAGCACGTAACCACGGTGATCTTTACAAAGGTTTCCTTCAGGTGAGAATGAAACAGCTTCTTTGTTGCAAAGCGTGCATTTCGTGAAATGCTCTTTGCACGTTGCGTAATCAATACCGAAAATCGCTATGTGATTACATCCTAAGTGTTGACAGGTTCTAAGCATGTTTTTTACCTCGCTTAGCGAATCTAGAAAGCTTGACACCATGTGCTCTAAAACTACCTTTCAGTGAATCGTACCATTCTTTGCCAAGGTAACGCTTCACAAGATCAAGATAGATGTGACAAAATTGTCTACCGTGCCATGGTCCTTCACGCTGTACACTGTGTGCTAACTCGTGAAGAATTAGCATGATGCTGTAATTACCTGTTGATCGGTGTGCTAACTCCATATATGAAGGATTAGCAGCAGACCTATAACTACCCTTACGTTTGATTCTAACCTGATAGCTTTTGACGTTACAGGGATTAGAATACTTGTCATAGTCAACAGGATTCTTAGGTTTCACTACTGGTGGCTTGTACTTCTTAAACCAGTTAGAGTCAAGTATGCCATAGACATACCTTGCAGGATTTGGTGTAGTTGGTGATAGCTTAAACACAAGTGTTCTTTCAGCAGCATACACCTTACTACGGTTGCTATCACGCATACCGTGTTTCATCTTGATACCTCCATGATTAAAGTATAGCACGGTTAACGATTGAACGTCAAGCACCTAATGTGCACCGTGCTTAGTGTTACTTGTAACTACCTCCCCATATGCTTTCATTACTAACGATGTGGTGTCCAAACCGTTGATTTGGTCTAACAACCATACCATTACGGTAACCCGGACCCTTACGATACCAACCACCACTTTCTACACGCAACCATTCAATCTTACCTTTGATCAAACCTTTACGCTTTCCTCTTACGTATCTTGGTAGTTGATCAACAAACTCGTCACCGAAAATCTTTCTTGCATAGCTTTCACCAAAATCAGTTGACAACCATGCTGATTGAACGGTAACCACTGCATAGGTAGCTGTCATGTTTTAGTACCTCCACTAAACGTTGTCTAAACCATCATGGTGCTTACATGCTTCATCATAACATTCATCACAACAAAACACATAACCTTCAATATAGATACCATGATATACCACACTGTCACACCAGTAACAGTACTCTAAGCCTAATACTGATCTTGCCATTTAGCGTACCTCTTCAATAGACTGTTCAATAATACCTTGAAATGCAGCTTTCAATTCTTCATTTTCTAACGCTTGCACTAATACCCTGTAAACCTTAATCGGTGCATCAAACATAATCTTTCGTGCAGGATACCGAATTGTAAGGTCACCTGAATCTTGAAACTTGCCGATTAGTGCAAGATCATTCACGTGAAGATTTCGCCATACCGAATCATTCACGCATACTGCCCAATTGTCTGTCATATTGTTACCTCCAAAAAATAAAGTATAGCGTGCAGTGCAATTGAATGCTACGTCTAAAACGCTGCACGCTGTCAGTGTTAGAGAGTGTGAATTGCTTCACCTTCACTAACACTGTTAGACATAGTGGCGTTTTCGCCATATGCCTGATAGAAGCAACAAAACGCTGTACCATCAACAGCATTTTCTTGTGCATAAATGCTGGTGATTGGCGTAATGTCACCGAAAACGTTGGTGAGACAATCACCAACACGCAAAGAAAGAACGTCACCACGTGTAAACACATGGTCAACAGAGTACATCTTGTGAGATGTACCGGGAATCATAATTTCCATTATGACTACCTCCAAAGGAAAGATTAAAGTATAGCGTGCAGTGCAATTGAATGCTACAGCTTAACTGCTGCACGCTGAATCGTTATGGTCCTGCTGGACCATTACGATAACCGAGTGCTTTAACAAGCAGCATGTTTCCCTGCTTGATAAAGACAGCTTCCGTTGCTGTATAGAAAGCAATTGCTTCAGCAACAATTGCTTGATCAGCAGGGAAGATAACCGTTTCGATTGGTGCTTTCCAATCGTCACGATTGCAGACAGAGTTGAAAGCTTGCTCTAAGCTTTCAAGCTTTTCAGGAGAATAAGTATTCATGTGAATACCTCCTAAAAAAGAGTGGTTACTGATCTTGAATCTCAGTAAGTGAGTATTCAAGGTTTCTGATTCTTGACAGTATGTCATTAATCTGAACATAACCGTCAAGCTCATCACCACAAGAAAACTTACTGCTGTTCAAGTAAGTCTTCAATTCGGAAACAAACTCATCATGAGTTTGCTTGATAGCCTGAAGCTTGTTGATGTAGTTCATGTGACTACCTCCAAAAAAGTGTATAGGCACTATTGCAATTGAATGCTACGCCTAACGCGATAGTGCCAATTAGCACAGAATGTTTAGCCAACGCACAAAATCGTGGATTGTTAGCACGATTGTGAAGTACAATTTTTCTTGTTGGCGATTCGGCTACTCTTACGAAAGTGCCAGTAGACTTGTGCGCTCAAATGGTGCTTAGCTCTGTGTGGCTAAACAACGGTGGCAGCTACGCTTCCGTATTCCCTACACCCCAACAAGGTGTTCCCGTCTCTGTCCAGTTAGTCAGTGTCAAGCAGTCTAAGGTAACTAATCTCATGACCACCAGAATGACTAACCTTAACTGTAATCACTTTATCATCTTGTACTTAGTATTATACACCACCAGAAAAATAAAACAAGGTATTACACATAAAAAAACGCACTTTTTCGATTTTTTTCGCTAAATGATTAGATCTAAGCGTATGTTGTTAATAATGATTCTTACGTAGCGAGCAAGAATGATTCTTAATAAGGCGTAAATCATTACAGGGTAAGAGATTAGCTTGATTTTTTTGGTTAGGTGTGCCTAATTTACATGACAGCTACCATGTGCCCTATATAGGGTATATAATTCCTTGCTGTGTAAAGACTTATTTTTTTGTTGTCATGGTTGTCATGGAGTTGTCATGGAGCTAATTTGTTGTGGTGTAACGTTTTAGAAGTAAAATATGACAATTTACATGACATGACAGGGTTTTTGAGAGATGGATTTTTGGGTTTATAACGTGATTTAATCGAAGTCTTTACAGTGTAAGGATTTAGAAGATGATGTATGAGATAAGGTTCTTGTAACTCCTTACAGGGTAAGGAATTAGCTCAAATTGGGCTAAAAACGGCTTTTTTTCCATTTTGCTGTCATGCTGTCATGATTGTCATATTTCACCTCTATATACTTATATAGTAAGTAATTAGCTCCATGACAACTCCATGACAACCATGACAACTTTCTGTAAGTACTTATTCTGTAACGATTTAGACGTGTCAAGTTTTATTGTCTCTGCAAGTAATTACACTTGATCAAATGAAATGAATTAATGATCTAATATAGTTGTGTTAGACACTAAACGAGTTTATTCTATTATAGATGTGGAAATCGAACAGAAAAAAGAGCATGTGTTGCGATGTGTTAGGATTGGCTTGGATTTCTACAAGTCTTGTCTTATTGCAACCTGCACAGAAAGCGAGATTGACCAGCTTAGGGAAGATGAAGACTTTCAAGAAGAGATAGGTATAGTTCAAGCTGTTGAAGAATATCGCTTGTTAGAATCGTTAGATGAAGCGATTCATTACGCTAAGAATAAAGGTAACAGCAGTGGTATTCAGTGGAAGCTTGAAAGGCTTAACCCTGATAAGTGGGGAAAGAGAGAAAAGAAGACTAAAGATTTTAACGGTAGTTTGCGCATAGTGCTTGAAGGTGAAGATGCAGACAACAACGATTAAGATTGTCGGTAAAGTACATAAGACTCTTGTTACTAGCGACAAACGCCATAGAATAATTGTTGGTGGGCGTGGTAAAGGTGCATCATGGTCTATTGCGCGAATCCTTCTATTAAAAGGAATGTCTGCACCACGCTTTATTGTTTGTGTGCGTGAAGTACAGAAAACGATAGAGCATAGTGTCAAGAAGTTGTTAGCTGATCAAATAGAATCGTTAGGATTAGACTTCTTTTATAAAGTGCTAAATTATGAAATACGTGGTATCAACGGAACTAAGTTTATATTTACTGGACTACGTGAATATAATGCTGATAACATCAAGTCATTAGAAGGTGCTGATGATTGTTGGATTGCTGAAGCACAAACAATTAGTCGGCGAAGTATTAACATATTACGTCCAACAATACGTAAAGATGGTAGTGTTGTATGGTGGGATTTTAACCCTAGATATGATACTGATCCTGTCTATGTTGACTACATCTTAAATAAAGATCCTAATGCAGTAGTTTGTGAATTATCATGGAAAGATAATCCCTGGTTTACTGAATCACTGAAATTAGAACGTGAAAGCGATTACAGGAGAAATGAAGAACAAGCACGCCATATTTGGGAAGGTGAATTACATTCTGCTGGTGATAAGTTTGTAGTACCATCAGAATTATTTGACATAGCAATTAATAATAGATTAGAGCACAGAGAGTTAGGTGCTGATTTTGCTGTTGGTGCAGATATCGCTCATCAAGGTGGTGATGAGATTGTATTCTACAAACGCCAATCGTTAAAAGTAATAGATAAGTATTATAGCAAGTTGCAAGACACAATTACTACAACAAAAGACTTAGCTGCATTTACTAATGACAAGACTATTCCTATTAACATAGATAATGGATCAATCGGTGCTGCTGTTGCTGATATTCTTGAACGTAATGGTTACATGGTTAACAGAATCAACTTTGGTGGTAAACCACTTGATCCTGCACATTATGAAGATGTTGTGACAGAAATGTATTTCGAGTTTAAAGACGTATGTGCTCATGCCGATATTCCTAATGATGAAATGTTGCGCAATCAAACAATACAGCGTAAATATGATTATATCAACGGAAGACGTGGTTATGAAGTAATGAAGATAGAAAGTAAAGACAAGTTTCGTGAACATGTAATGGGTTTTAATTCACCTGATAGAGCAGATGCACTTATGCTCTGTTTTTATCAAGCTGGTAGCGCTCCTATAGTAGGAACGTTAAACGTTTATTGAAGCTGTGTGTAAAGGGAGTTAGTCATGCAATTTTACGGACCTAGGACGCAAATATTAGATACTGATTCAGCAGTTAACACTACCACTATTGTTTACACTGTTCCTGCTGGTAAGAAGTTTTACTTGATTTGGGCAAAGACGCTATCAGATGGTGGTGCAGCAGGTACCGTATATGCTGCAATACGTGATGGTGGCGCTGTTGAACAAACACGTATAGGTAGACGTGACGCTAGCGGTGCCGATGATTTTCAACCGGGTTGGCCGATAGAGTTACCTGCAACATGGGATATTGTGATTGTTAGCGGTGCAGCTTTGTTGACTGGTGAGTTAGATATCTTTGGATATGAAGTGGATGCATAATGGCTTTACTTGACTGGTTCAAAAAGCGTAAATCGACAAAAGCAATACGTATTACTCATAAGTTGATTCGTGAGATTCAACTACAGGGATCTACACCTGAAGGTGCTAGAAGCAACCTTATAATTGAGAGTATGTTATCAGGTGCTAGGCTTAATATCTCTATTCCTGGTGTGTCTAATGCGTTTCAATCATATGATTCACAAACACGTGAAATGTATCGTAAGTATAATGGATTAACAGATTTTGGTAACCAGCAAGTTAGAGCTATTGTTGATTTGCGTACAGCGTTTATTGCTGGTGAAGGAATTAGCGTTACTTGTGAAGACGAAAACACAGCAGAATGGATTAATGATTTATTAAAGAAAAACAGAATGAATGGTAGTCAATTCACTAATTCTGTTAAAGGTAGTGAATTGTCTGGACAATCGTTGTTTGTGCTAACTCCTAAGCGATGGAAAGATGATAGTGTATTTGTTAAGTTGTTGAGAATACCGTATCTGTTGACTAATCCTTTTAAACCTGTCTTTCGTGATAATTCACTACGTGATGAAGTTATAGGAATACAGGTTAAACGTAATGGACAGTGGGAAGCATTAACATTAACTAATTTTCAATATATTCGTACTGGTGGTGATGATGCAAGCAGTGAAGGACCAGTAACAAGAACAGGTACCGTGCTAACGGATATCGAGAATTATGATCGTGCTATTAGAGATATGAGAAGAAACAATCATATCTTTGCACGTATTACACCGACAATTAAAACAGAGTCTGATAGCGAAACAAAGGCTTTACAATCACAGCTAGATCAACAACGATGGAAGATTGGCGATATGTTTATTGGAAAGGCTTTGTTTGGCTATGAAACTCCTGGTACTGGTGCGTATGATAATCTTAACACTGAATTAGTTGCTACAATAAAGACTATTTCTTCTGTAACTGGTGTTCCTGTTCACTGGTTAGGTTATGTTGATTTAATGTCAAATCGTGCTACTGCACAAACGCTTTATGAGTTGATTAAACAAGCGACTATTCTTGAAAGGCAGATTTGGGAAGAATCGCTTTATGAGATGATCTTTCAAGCACAAGAGATTTTTATTGACAGTGGTGGTGAAGGATTAAACAGATTAGATCCTGCTTTTCAGGTGCGTTTACCGTTAATTGACTTTGCAGAGTTTCTAAATAGAGTTAAAGGCTTGTCACTTGCATTTGGTGATGGTGCAATATCCATGGGGGATTACAGAAACATGCTTCCTGGTATTAATCCATATGAAACTGAGAAAATGATAGATGAAGAAAAAGCCAAAGATGAACAGAGTTTAAAAACTAACACTATAATACCATTTACAGAAGAAGGGGAAGAAGATGGACAAGAGCAAAGTAATAACGGTGCCTGAAGCGTTATTGAAAAGAGATCCTGAAAGGTACGAAAAAATACTTGGTGATAGGGTACGTGCCACTAAACAGGAAGAAAAGAAAGCACTTGGTGCTAGAGAGCGTAAGAAACTAGAATCTAAGATTGAAGAGCTAGAAACTCGAATACAAGAGATGGAAGAAGCTGACAATCTTGCACAAGAAGAAAACGCTAAATTGAAAACTGAGATAGAGATACTAAAAAAGGGAAACGATAAATGAATTATTATCAACGTCCTTTGAAAGTATCAACACCTGATGGTGAAAGAGTTATTGCTAATATTACAAGTGGTGCTCTTGTCACTATTACGGTACCTCGTTTAGATGTAGTTGCTAAGGATAATCCATTATTTGCGAAAGATGGAGTTATCCGGCTTACAGTTAAACGTGAAAAATATCAAGAAACAATTCGTGTTTTAACACAGTACTTAGAAGATTTGTTTCTTAAAGGAATGGCCGATGAAGATACTTATACAAGCCTTGGAGCTAAGCCTGAACGAAAAAGAACTACTAGAAAAGATACCAGCAGAGAAGAGAGAACAATTGAAGGGGAAAGGGATACTGCAAGCGTACACGTTAGCACAAGAAGGAATGAGTCAACCGAAAGTGTTGGGTCAAGGGACACAAGCACTGAAGTGGACAAGAGCAGTAATTCAGAAGATAGCACAGAAGATTAAAGCTGGTACCAAGTTTTTCGTTGGTCACGCTGAAACTAATAGTCATACTAATAGACAAAGCGTTGGCGAGGTTTTGGCTTCTTTTGTTAGAGATATTGGAGGTAAGCTGTCTAATATTATTATTGGTCATTTTCCGAATAAAGAAAAAGTAAATGAGATGGATGTATGTAGCATGGAAGCTGATATTTATGCTGATGATGATACCGTTAGCGATATCAACGATGTTACAGGTATCGCACTTGGAAGCAGTGATAAAGATAGTCCTGCTTTCCCTGGTGCGTTAAGATTGGGAATGATACAGTGCTTTGGAGAAAGCACTAGTAATGACGATGGAGGTAGTAAGATGGAGATTACATTTCATGATGTGCAGAAAGCAGTTAAAGAGCTTAACATTTTTCCACATCAATTGTTTGATTTAGAGGTTATGAAAAGTGACAAGGTATTTGGTAAGTTGTTTACACAAAATGAGGTATTGAAAGAACAAGTTGAGAACTTAACTAAAGAGAAAGAAGAGATTGAAACTAAGGGTAAAGAAATAGCGAGAAATCTTGATGTTAAGAATGCAAGAGAGCAGCTTGACACACACTTGGATGGTCTAACAGACAAACAGAAAGCGTTTATCACAAAACGCTTCAATCCTGATAGTCTTAAAGACTTGACGGATAAGGGTATCAAAGAGTTTGTTGACAGTGCTAAGAAAGATTTCACAGAGACAGCTAAACTCTTTAATGTTGAAACTGATGAAACCACTGTCAATAAAGGGAATGAAACTGATAGTGCTTCGGATAGTGTTGAAGAAGAAGCACTAAAACTCATGGGAGTGAAATAAATGGCGAAAGAGTGTGAACTACTCGGAAAATCTTATGAAGAGATTCGCGTTGCTCCTGCTGCTGCTGTAGTTGCTGGTGAGGTAGAGAAGTATAACGAAGTTAACGGCTTCTATCTCACTGAGGTAACTGCTGCTATGGTTGCTGCTGGTGAAACTGCTGCACTGATCACTAAGGCTGATAGAGTTAAGGTGATCAAGAATACTGGTGAAGTGTGGGCACCTGGAGAAGCTATCTATTGGGACGATGGTAATAGTTGGTTCTCTAATGTTGCTGGTGCACTTGATCTTTGTGGTTATGCAGCAGAAGACGTAGCAGCTACGGTGCTGGAAGCTGTTGTCAACTTTGACGGCTTTGCTGCATTCCTGAAAGCATAGGGAGGTATAAGCGTGAACGTTGATCTTGAACGGGTTTTTGATATCATCTATCACGGTTATAAGATAGGTGGTGATTATGCTTTCAGTGACACTCTAAAACTGAATAAGCAACAGCAGATTAATGTTGTTAAACAAGCTATTCAGGCTTTTATGCAGTCAAGCGGAAAGTATGATAGAGAGCAAGACGTTGTGATACAAGCGTTTTCGGGTAGCGCTGATTTACCACAACTTACTAAAGATGTGTTTAATGTGACACATGCTGTACCTGAGTTTGATACTTGGTGGCAAGAATCTTTTCAAGGTGTCAGACTTATGCAGGGACAACTTCAGTGGGAAATTGCTGATGTTGAAACTGGCATGACGGTAGAGCTAGTACCTGAAGGTGGCAAATGTAAGATCTATAGCGTGTCTGGTAGTGTTGTTGACGCTAAGATTGACAAGTATGGTATGGGCGTTGGCGTTACTTGGGAAATGATTGAAGGACGCAAGCTTTACCAGTTTATCAACTTGATGAATGAGGTACGTGCAAAGCTTAACGGCAATTGGGCAGATACGCACTACACGCTTTTGCAAGCTGCTGCTACCTTGACTGCTATTTCTTGGAGTGGTGCCGCTACTGATCCTATTATTGATCGTGACATAGCTACGATTAATGAAGGATATCAAACAATCGGTGAAGCAGTGAAAGACAAGGGTTATGGTGATGTTGCTAACGTCATGATGCTCTTGTATGCATCACCGAATCTGAAAGCACGCATTATGCAGGCACTACGTGCAACACGTGCAGAAATTATTGGTGGTAGGCGTGATGGTGCTGCTACTTCCACTGCTGGTCAAGTAGTTGAGTATAACGTGCAACCACGTTTTACCTACAATAGTGCAATCACTGCTGATACAGCGTTGTTGATCCTTCCTGGTCACAAGATCCAAAATGCTGTCTATCTTAGAGAGTTAGGCTTGCAGGAACGTGATATTGAAACGCTTAGCGAGATTCGCACATACTGGACAGCTTACGGTGCAATTGTTGCCGATACTGACCAGTGTGTTGAGTTAGAATTCTCGTAAAATTGAAGGTAGGTAATTAAATGAGTTTAGCTGTCGGTACTAACTCTTGGGCAACGGTTGCTGAAGGTGACACCTACTTGACTGATAGGATTGATGCTTCTGATTGGTTCGCGTTACCTGATGCAGCAAGCAATCCTGGTGAGGTAGCGAAAGAATCGCTTTTAGTGTCTGCATTCTACTGGTTGACTGGTTCACCTTTGTTAACAATTGCTGCGAGTAGTACCGACGCTAATGTTAAGAATGGACAGATTGAAGCTGCACTTTATTTATTGCAGCATTATGACGAGTTATCAGAGAGAAGAGCACTAAGAGCTTCAGGTGTTACTGATATTAGACTCTCTAGGAGAAGGGAGTCTTTAGACTTGCACGCTACAGAAATACCTTCACACATTCTTGGTTTCTTTGCTGATTATGTGACAGGTTTGAATGTTGTTGTGCAGCTAAAAGGACACTATGATGAGTAACGCATTTGAAGTTGACTTTAGGTCACGTATTAGACCTATTGTGCTAAGAATGCGAAAGCTTGAAGATAAAATCTTCTCGATGGTGATTCAGACATTATCACGTGCAAAGCTTGGTGCTAACTATTGGAATGCTAGAAAGGTTGAACTAAACAAGCTTTATCGTGAAATGGATACAACATTTAATGCATGGGCAAATGTTGAAGTACCACAATCTTATAGGCGTAGTTTACACTTGATGCAAAGAAGACTGAAGGGATTGAAGGGAGTAGTTGCAAAGAAGGGTTTAATTGATTTGATGAATACTAATGCAAGTACACAGATTGTTTCAGGATTGTACACTACTGCTGTAGAATCCTTTGTGTCTGCATCAGTAGGTGGTAAAGCGAATCTAACAAACTTGTTCCGACAAACACAGCAAATGCTTGTTGATGAAAGCTTGATTAACGTAGCTGTTGCACAAGGTTTTGAAATGGGCAACCTAAGACAAGCTAAGAGCATGTTATCTGCTGTGTTTCAATCACGTGAATGGGCACAAGTGGAAAGCAAGCAACTTGTTAGAGCAGGTTCTAAAACATTTAGACCATCGTATTATGCTGAATTGGTTGCACGCACTAAGTTTCATCAGGCACAATCACAAGCAGCAATTATGCAAGCTGTAAACCATGGTACTGATTTGGTAGAGATATCGAGTCATAACACAACAACCGTTATTTGTATCCCATTTGAAGGAAATATCTATTCGATTAGCGGAACAAGCAACAGATTTCCTCCATTAACAGACTTACCTCCATTTCATCCTAATTGTTTGCATTTGACGTTTCCTGTTTTTGAAGCTGCATTAGGGTTAGCTGCATGAGATGGTATTTTCAAGATGAAGTGATGATCATTAAGCGTAATCTTGGTGGTAAGTTTCGTGAAGAAGAAACGGAACATTTCGCTAAGTCTAAGGCTTATGTTGAGCAAGAAGACAAGATCCAATATGGTACAGATGGTCAACCAATTGAACCAAGACAAAGGATTTTCTTACCGTTTGATACTGATGTATCTAAAGGTGATATGATTCAAATCACTAAGATTATCGGTAAAAACATAGTTGAACAGCAACGAAAGGTTGAAGCTGTTTATCCTGTTGGTAGTCTTAAGGGTAGTCACTTGGAGGTAGTTGTCTAATGCCAAGCATTAAACCAAGCTTGAAAATGACAACTAATCTTGCAGGTTTGCGTAAGCTTGCACGAATCTCTAAACCTAACTTCATTAAAGCGATGGAGAAAGCAGCAATTCAGTTTCTTACTTGGTGTAATAATGGTTCGCCAAGAGAACCACGCAAACCACCTATTAGGTGGGGTATTTTGCGTGGTTCTTCAAGTGCATTTGTTGGTAAGAAGCTGGTTAGTATTTTTCAGATTAACACAAGTGGTGCTATTGAAGCACCGACACCTGCACAATCTCATGCAGCAGATGCAACTACAGCAACTTGGGTTTGGAATACCGACTATGCTACACGTATGCATGAATGGCGTGGTAGTTGGGGAAGATTCACGCTTCAAGATGGTAATGCTGGCAATAAGTGGTTAGAAAAGCATTTGCGTAAAGATAGAAATGCATTAATGGAATTAGTTGCTACTGAGTTTAGGAAGGAAACGGGAACATGATTTATAATCTTGTTGAGTACATAAGCCGAAAACTTCCTGATCTAAATATTGTGACAAATGGGTTTGATCCTGATTCAAAAGAAGATCAAGTTATGGTCAGTGAAACTGGTGGAGAACCAGCACACTATTATGATCGGAAAGACTGGACTATCCAAGTTTTATCACGTTCAGCAAGTGCTGTCAAAGCAAGACAAAATATTGGTGAAGTTTATTTGTTGCTAAATAATAAGTTTGGTGTTGTGTTGCCAAGAGTAGTAGTTGACTCTGTGAGATATCCACGTTTAACAGCATGGCAAATCTCACCGATACAGACACCAGCTTATTTAGGCGCTACGGTTGAAAACTTGGAGCTATTTAGCTTCAATCTTACAGTGACAACTACTTAGGGAGGATAGATAATGTCTGTAGGTGGTGCAGTTTTTGAAGGTAGTAGCAAGCTGTTTGATGGTCCTTTAGGAGTAGTGCGTGTCGGTTTTGAAGGTTACGATCTAGGTAAAACCACTGCTGACACTAACTTGACTCCTGATCAAGACGTGAAGGATATCATTTATCAACAAGATGGTACTAAAGCTGCTGATCATGTACGGACAGGGATTGACTACGTTTTAAATGTCACGTTTGGAGAGATTAAGACTGGTCTGCTTACTCAGCTAATGGCAGGTGTTTCTACACAGAACACTACGCCTACTGAAGATAGCGGAACAATTGACCGATCAATTTATCAATCTATGCGTGATGAAGAAGCAGGTGTGCTTAGAGTGGTAGCTGTTGATGAAGATGGTGAGCCACTTACTGATATTGAGCACATCATGAACTTCTATGAAGCAATCCCTGTTGTGAATGCGGAGCTAGTCAATTGGGGAGCAGATACACAGCGTATGTTTCCTGTTGAGTTTCGTATTAAATGGCATAAGTTTGATGTTGGTGAGTCAACAACTAAAAATGGTGCATTTGGTTATTGGGGTGATCCAACTACTGAGGATGTACCAGCAGTTGTGTGGCCAGATGTTGAAGCACCAACACTTCTTACTGCTGAAGCTACGCTTGCTACTTCTTTGACATTGACATTTGATGAAGATATAGCGTATCAGACAGCTTTTGACGCAACACATTTTGTTGTTAAAGTTAACGGTAGCTATGAAGCTACTGCAACAGGAGGTGTAATCTCTACTGTCACTAACACTCTGACATTTCCTGCTGCAACGTTTGCAAGTGGTGATGAGATAGAGATTAGTATTTCAGAAGATAGTATGGAAGATACAGCAGCAACAGCTAATCTGTATCCTGGAATT